TTAATACAATGGGATTCAGATTTTTTCTTACCCATTAATGCTTTACTCACTTTAGGTTTTTTCAAACCACGCTGAGCCATACTTGCTTCTGGGTAATGGTTTCCTTTTCTTGAATTAGATATATTTTCACCTCTATTCAAATATGCATCGGTTTTGGTAGGCCCATTTATACTGCCATGGCTTTTATTAGTTAAATTATAAAATTCAGGATTTAAGGCCGCATTGTAATATTCTAACCAATATATCTCTTTAAGTTTTAACATATCTAAATCACTACATACTTCTAAAATTTCCTTGGTAAAATTACACCTTCCATATGTTTTGATATCTTTCCTCAAAGCAACACCTCCCCCCAAATATGAGGGGGAGTTATGTCCATCCTTACCTATATATTTTTTATTATTAATTAAATTGGTAGTTAAATATATTACCATAAAAAATATTCCATTAACATACTAAACTTCTATATACCTCTACTGGTACATCTGGGGTTAAACCGCCAGGTACACCTTTTACTAGTACTGAAATAGCATCATGTGAATGCAATGATTCCAAATGGGAGCAGATGATTTTAAAATCATATATAGATGGATTGTTTTCAAGTTGCTCATGAATTAATCTAGCAGCATCCTCTACAAATTTCAAATTAGCCCCATTTAATTCAGCAAATGCTTGCTCGTCCTCACGTTTAACCATAACTTGTGTTTCGGTTTGCAATGCTTCTACACACATGTCTCTCAAGTCCTCGATCCATACCATTTTGTCAAATTCAATAGTGATGCGTGTTTTACTACGTTGTGAATGGGAAACAACTGCTTTGTTGCGTTCCTCCATTGCTTGCATAGCTAATTCAAATGAACATGGACATGCTGATGAATATACAAAATCAAAATGGATGAATTTTTTCAAAGTACCATCTGATTTATGTTGTGCTTCTAAAGATACATTATAATATTGGTATCCAGATAAACCACTACGCAGTGAATTCTGGATGATTGGGAAGCTAAAATTTAATATAATATGAGCATCATATGAACCCAGTTTGTCTTTGTAGCTGGATAATATTTGTTCAAGTAAATCGATGGAAAATGTTTGGTCTTTGTATTCGTAGAATGAGCGCATAATTCTCGACATGTTGATGCCTTTCTTTTCTGCTTCCAATGATACGGTTCCAGTAACTCCTGTTTCTAATTCGATGGTGCTGCCATCTTTTCTACGGAATGTTAATGGTAAACGGAAATTATGTATACCCACTTGATGGATTTTAGTGTGGGACCCTTGTATGTTAGCAGAAGGACCATTTTGTAAATCGTGTAATGTGGAAATATATTCCTCAGTAGCTTTAAATTCAGTGTCGTAAGTGCGATCTAAACGATTACCCAATGAATTCGGATCATCTTTGTATGGCAATGAACCTTCATCACCTAACCATTCGTAAGTTGTGTTTTTCATGTTTCTATTTTTATGTAAATATACTAAATTAAATTGTGGCATCCAAGTTAAACTTTGAAAATTGACGATAAATTTCGACAATAACCACGATTATCTAAACCATACCCAAACACCGAGTCTTTTTTAACTTCAATACCATATATAAATGGGTATGTAGGGCGTTTACAACGGTAGCGTTTGAGTAAAGTAACCGCCGTTAACGACGCAGGATTACGCGATTTCAAATGCGAGTAAACAGCGTTCATAGTATTGCCTGTATCGTAAAAGTCATCAACGATATACACGTGTTTTCCAGCCAAATCCATTTCGATGTCTTTGAGTATTTGTATATCGGATTGTTCCTGTCCATCGTATGATTTAACTCGCATGAACTCGCATTGTATGTTTAGGTTGACTTGCCTTACCAAATCAGCAAAAAATACAAACGCGCCATTTAATAGACACACCATCACTACATTGTTCATGTCTGGTTGGTGTTTTTTGGTTATGAGTGTGCCTATTTTTCGCACGTGGTGGTTTAGGGATGCTTTGCTTATTAATTCGTGCATAACTGGATTGTATTTAGTTGGTTAAACGTAGCGTTCTTTGTCATAGGCGATTATGTGATCGCGTCCTGTCATGTTGTAGCCTTTCTCAGCACACATCTCAAATACAATAGGGTACATGCGAATGAGTTCTGCGCGAGTATCTCCTGCGGGCATAACGAATGTTTTGTCTCGTGGAATATCCAACAACAGTCTAAATTCTTCAATTTGGGCTAAATTTTCGTCAGTACCATCCCACACTGGTTTGTAGTGGTAGTCTGTGTGGTATGCTAATGTTTTTTTAATAGCGCTCACGTTTAGTCTAAATTTGTTGTGCTGATCGATCATTTTTTGATCGGTTGGTTTACCCTGTGGTGTCAATACACCAAGTTCTGGCACACTGTTTGAAAATTTAGGGGACAATGAAATTAAATCGATTGGATGATCAGTGGCTAGGAAATGGGATCCTTCTGTTTCAATGGTAGCGATTAAATTTCGCTCACGAGCAAAATACATCAATTCATTTACTAAATCACCATGCATTGTAGGTGAACCTCCAGTGATCATCATTTCGTGGATTTGTGGATTTTCATCGTACATTTTAACGATATCGTTGAATGTGTATTGACCTTTCTCTGGGTGTATAGATGTTTGCCATGAATCGCACCATCCACCTTCACCAAACCAACACCTGTGCGTGCAACCCGTGGTGCGAATGATGATTGTTGGGCGACCAAAGCGCGATCCTTCGGATTGAACTGCTCGATATAGTTCCAGTACAGGGAGTACTTTGTTGTAGTCGCTAATGCGACCTAGTTTCTTTTCACTCATATAACTTATTTTTGTTTGAAGATACAAATGGCTCCTTGTGGAGCCAAATATTTTATGCAAAATGGTTAAATTAACTCAATGTTATTGATCTCCAACCACCACCTAAATAAATATGCAATCTGTATGTTGATGATACCCATGAACCAACAATAGTTCCTTCGGTTGCTGGGGCTGTAGGGATGGATTCAGCTGTGGGGATATTTTGTGTATATCCAGAAAGACTAGCATATGAAGCAGTAGTGGCATATGATGCGCTAGTTGCAATAGATGCTGTTTCTGCATACGATGAGCTAATCTCGTGGTTAATTTCATATGATGCGCTTACTGCATAAGATGCAGTTAATGCTAATGTAGCGTACGAGGCTGTACCAACTACATTTCCTGCAAAGCCATCAGATGCTGTAAGTGAGCCAGTAATAGCGTGAGAGCCAGTAAAGTAACCAAAATTGTTGTCTACTTCTGTATGTGTAAGTGCAGATCCTTTAACGGAACGCAATGTCAAATTTCCCATATTTTAATTTTAGTTATACATATGGTGAGTGATATAGAAAGTATATGGATAAAAATGACCCCAGTTTGGGGCCATATTTTTAACTTAACATACCACGCAACTGACCTTCTGTCAGTACACCGGATTTTTTTTCAATGGATTGTCCATTTTGCACTACCACCACAGTAGGCACTGAGCGGATCCCGTGTTCTGCCACAAGTTGTGGCTCTTGATCGACATCAACGAATCGCACTGGGTATTCTCTGCTTAGAGCATCGATGGTGGGGCGGAATGATTTGCAAGGGTTGCAAAATGTGCCGTAAAAGTAAATTAGTTGTTTCATGTGTTTGGTTGTTTAGAAATGTATATGCTTTTACCTAGTATAGGGGAAGTGAAGAAATCCCAAGTATATCCCATATTGTTTATTCTAGGTGTTTCTCTGTGGAGAATAGACCCATATATGTTTACTTTCTTTTCTTTTTCTTCATTGTTACCACCATCTGGAAATACAGTTACGAGTATAGGTTGATTTATTTTCATCCAATTCAATAATGATTTCACAATAATGGATAATGGTTTGGCGATTTCTTTGTATGATTCTTTCTTTTGAACTATTGTCTGCCCATTAACATCAAACCCAAAATTGTAGTATCCGTTCATGCATTGGGGTAGGTTAAAACTATTGGGGAATATATGTTTGTTTCCTTCACCAATATTTTGTAGAAGCATACCATATTCTCTTCCACCATGTGGAAACGTAACTCGAGAATTTAATTTGAGGGGGATTGCATTGACTTTGTCTATGTCGATGGATTCCCCCAATAAATTAGATATTTGCTCAAGTAATATGATGCGAGTACTCATTTAATTATATAATTGATTATTACATCACCAAAAGTGGTGGATGTTGTCCAGTAACTATCCTTCATATGATGATGAATTACGCTCATGTTCATACACTTCTACTTTAACTACGCGAACACGCCCTTCTGTTTCAGCTAGGGACCAAGTGTTAATTACGTTGTATAAATGTTCAGCGAAACGTTCACACCCAACACTAGGGAGGATTCGTAACTGAATAATACCTTCTGCATGCATTTGTTTAAATAAAGTTAAATGCGGATCTTCTTCTGCGATGATGGTTGTGTGGTCTAGTAGGTAGGTAAAATATTTTTTTGGTTTCATACCCTCAATGGTATGTTTAGC